CGGAATCACAAACCCAAACTGCGCATTCGTACTGTCCCCCACGTTCGTCACTATCACCGCGCTACCCGGCACGCCATTGCTCGTCCATGCCACCGCTATCGTCGCCGCCGCGCCCGCCACCCCATTACTACCCGCCGGCCCCGCTGGCCCAGTTGCCCCAGCCGCCCCATTGCTCCCTGCCGGCCCCGTCGGCCCTGCCGGCCCCGCCGGACCAGCCGGCCCCACACTCTCATTCGTCACACACCCCGTCAGAGTCCGCGTTCCAGGCACATACGCCAGCCAATTACTGCTCGACGCAACCGCCACGAAATTCGTCATTCCCCAATAAGTCGCATTCGTCCCATGGCTCGACCGGATAAACCGCCCCGTCACCCCGTCGAATATCGCAAACTCCCCATCCAGCACCGCGCCCCGCGTCATCACCGTCGGATAATAGTCCTCCGCGCCCGCCGCCAGGCCAAGCAGCGCCGCCGCCGTCACCAATATCTTTCTCATATTCCTCTCCCCCACCTGGGAGCGCGGGCGTCCCGCCCGCCTTACCCCAGGCTCATCGGCTCGAACCGCACCACCCCATTCTCGCCGGCCACGGCCTCAACAAACCTTGCCGCCCCCACCAGCCGCCGGCTCCACACCATCGGCGCCGAAGTCACGGGCAAATATATCCCCGCGCCCGAACTGACCGGATCAGTCCCGTCGAATGTCGCCAGCACCGCTTTCGTCTTCACGCTCACCAGGCAATGCGTCACCCCCGCGCCCAGCGCCGCCGCCGTCACCACCGTCTCATCCACCGTCAGCTCTTCGCCAACCGCATCCGGCGCCGGGCCCAACTGTTCAGCCAGATTCACGCAAAATACATTCATCAATCCCTCCTTCTGTTTATCGCCCAAACACTACCTTCCGGCGCGCCTGCGCCGCGTCCACCAGCCTGTCCTCCAAACTCTCAAGCTCCCCTTCCCATCGCGCCTCGGCTTTCGCCTGCTCCACCGGGTCCAGCAGCCATTCCGCATGAGCCCCATACCGCACTGCCACTTTCAAGAAGTCCGGAAACTCAACCGGTTTCCAGTATGTCGTTTCGCTCTCAGGGTCCTTGTTCGTGCTCGCCTGGAGCGCCTTATAGCTTTCCCCTGTCGCCGCCAGGTAGCATAGGTCCCCAATCGCATAGTTCGTGCTCTCCGACCATTCGGTCAGCGATATCTCCGGCGGCGGCGGCCTAAACCATATCCACGGCTGCGCCGGCGCCGCATTCGCGTTGACCAATATCCCGTTCCCGTACGCCATCACGTCCGTCACCCGCCCGGCAAACCGGTACACCCTGGGGTCATAGGCGAATACGCAGTTCGACAAGTCCACCGCCCCGATCTCCGTCTCGCCCTGCTGCTGAAAATCCAGCGTCCTCACAAAGTCGTCGTCCATCTCCTCCCACCAGGTCGTCTCAACATCCGGGTCCTTCCCTATGTTCCCGTCCTTCAGGCTCCGGTAATAATGCTGATCCCCGTTCGCCGCTTCGTGATACACCTCATCATCTTTGGTATAGTTCAGCGTGTCGTCCCAAATCGCGCGATACCACCTCTGTTCCGCCAGCATGATTTCCGGCCACCAGGCCCGCTCCCAGGCTGCCCGTAGCCGCTCGTTGATATGCCCGGCTATAATCGCCTTTTGCGTCGCGCTCAGGCCCGCTGTCGCCGGGTCTATCCCGCGCAATAGCACGATCGCCTCATACACGCTCTTCAAGCTGCATGTCTTCACCGGTACACCTTTCTTTCCTTCACACGCCCCCACCTGTTCCGCAGCACCGTCAGCCCTGCCCCGTCAATAATCCCAAATTCGCGCCGGTCCTGGTCCTTCCAGTATTCCTCTCCTGCCGCCGTCAATACCTCCCGCCCCTCCGTATCCACCGCGTTCATCACTGCCGCCAGCGATATCTGCCGCACTTGCCGGCCTTTCCCCACTTTGCTCAATTCCTTGCGCTTCTGCGCCAGTTCACCGTCGCGCTCGCGCGCCGCTTCCAGCCTTATCCTCCTGTGCTTCAGCCGCTCTTCGTAGTATTCCTGTAATGCGGTGCTGGCGTCCTCATACTGCTCCCTACTCATTTGCTCCTCCACCTGGTGTTTGTGCGCTCGGCGCAGGGCCCTGGCCCAATGCGCGGGCTCCGCCTTCGCGCCCTATCTGCACGTTCTCTCCATACTGTTGCGCCAATACTTCAAGCCGTTGTAGCCGGCTCTGCAAAATTTTCAGCTTGTCCGGCGCCATGTCCCTGTATATGTCCGGGTTCATGCCTTCCATGTTCCGGTACAACTCCAGCCTCAGCGCATAGTTTATGCTCCCGTCATCCGGCAGTTCCGGCTCGGTGCCGGCACGGATCGCATGGTACGCCTTGATTTCGTCTTCCGTCTCGGCCCGGTTCGCGCCTTCCAAGTCCACCAGCGCCGCGTCCGCCAGGTCCGGCGCAAGCCGCCACAACAAGGCGCTCACTATTGGCGCGCTCCGGATCGTCTTGTCGCGGTCCATTGCCATCAGCATGTCCTTGACTATCCCACCCACCGTCTTGAGATATTCCGGGTCAAGGTCCTGCGGATTGAATTGCAGCTCAAGGTCAAATTGCCCTTGTATCTCCTCGCGGCTCTTCAGTATGGGCTCGCCCTGCCGGTTCGTTATCCGCCGCAGCGTCTCATCAGGCATGTATTGCTGCACAAGTTGAAACACCTGCACCAGCGCTTCGCGCACGTTCATCAACCACCAGAGAATCTTGAATTCCCGCTTGAGTTGCACTACGTCCGGCGCCACGTCCGGGTTCGTCCGCCCAAAGTATTCGTCCGTCTGCCGCCGGAGTTCCTTGATCATGTCAACTACGGTCCGCGGGTAGATCGGCGGCTTCATCCATTCGAAGTCGCCATCTCGCTTCGCCTGGAGTTCGAGCATGGGCTTGATATGCAGCGCACCCATGCGCTGCCTGTTCCGTGTGATTATCGGCGGCACCCCCGCTATCTGCGCATGGTCCCCAAAGCTGTCGCAATAGACCTTCATCAGGCCCTGGAACGGCCCGGCCAGTTGCGATATGCCCCGCGAATCGCACAGCCGCCCGGTCAGAACTTCCCTCTGAAAACAATGCCCTGGATATAGCCCGTGCGCGTAGTCTATAAGCACGCGCTCTGTTGCCGGAATATCCACATCATAGTGGAATACCACGCAATACCGGCCCGGCACTCCGTCCTCGTTCGTCGCCTGGTAATATGCCGTCAGTATCTGGTACAGCCCCTTGTAGAAGCTCGGGTCCCGCGCCGCCAATGCGCCGTTCACGTCGCGGATGTATTCCGGAAACGCCGCCTCTCCTTCATGCCCGCCTTCCCGGGTCCCGTCCGCTTTGCGCTTGCCTATCACGCCCTCAACAAACTCGTCGCTCCAGCCTTCGCTCACCGCGCGCTCGATGATCTGCGCCTTGGTCAGCCATTCAGCCTCGAAATACACCCGCGCCTTCTGAAACTCCGTCGTGTTAAGCGAGACAAACCAGTCCTCGTACAACCGCTCTGCCCGGATGTCCGGCCCGTTCATCTTTTCGTACGGCACCGGAAACTCCGCCGCGCCCGTCTCCCGTAGGCTCTTTATCACCTTCCGCGCGCGCTTCGGCCGGAGCCCCGGAAAATACTCAAGCAGCTTCTCCGCCAGTATTTCCTCTCCCAGCTCCTTGCTCTGCAATGCCACCAGAAAATCCGCGGCCGCCTGGTGCGCCTGCTCCTCGATATCCGCCCCTGGGAGCGCGGGCGTCCCGCCCGCGGTCAAACCTGACTCCCCCAGCACTTCCTGCACTTGTGCCAGGTACAATTCCATCAGCCCCTGCGCCGTCAGCTTTTCCATCTTCAGCGCAATCTCGCGCTTCCACCGGATCCCCAGCAGCCCAACCGCCGGGCTGTCCCCAACATAATAGTTCGCCAGCTTCGTCAATTCCCTCAGCCACTTCACGCCCCACAGGTTCCGCAGCACCCAGCGCATCACTATCGCCATGTTCCCGGCGCGCTTGGTGTCCTTGCTCTCCACGCCCCGAAAATTGATCTGCGCGCGCATGGCCGCCACCAGCAGCAGCACCACGTCTTCATTGATCAGCATGTCCGCCGTGCGGACCCGCATATCGCTCGCGCCCTCAAACGGCTCCGGCTCCTCCTCATTATCGAACGCCGCCGCGTGCTTCAGCCCGTCCGCGCTCTGGTTGTCCCACTGACAAAAGCGTGTCGCGTCCGTGTCAACGCGCGTCGCCCATATCGCGTCTTTGCTCTCCGCTACTATTCCGTCCACTTCAGATTTCAGTTCCGCCAGCGACGGCTCCGTCACAAGCGAAGTCCCGCCATCTTCCGCCACTTCGTCTATCGGCCTCTTGTCGTCCATCATCCCCTCTGAATAAAGGCGCGGCCCAGCAGTCGCCCGCCGGGCCGCCCTCCCAGGGACGCAGGATAAAATGCCCGCCGTCTGTCCCTGCATCCAAAGTCACTCAGGTCACTCTTGTCAATCATGTCGGCTTTCTACCGTATGATCCTGAAGTAGAACCTCACCTCCCCAACCGTGTTCGCCGAAAGCGCCGTGTATGCGTCCGGGATAAACGTAAAGTCCACCGTGTCTGTCGCCGTATAAACCTTCCGGCCGGCACCGCTGTCCGTCATGGCAGTCACCACCGTGGCATTGGACGCCACCAATGTCGCCGTCGCCGTCGCGCCAGTCACCACCGTCACCGGCCCGGACGCATTCGTTATCGCCGCGCCCGTAGAATCGTAACAGGCGGCCGTCTGGAGCGTCAGCGTAACAGTCGGCGCGTTTGTCCGCGCATAACTGATCGTCGCGCTTGTCGCCGCCAGCGCCGATTTGCCATACGCCTTCCATACTGCGCCCGTCTGCCCGTTGTTCAGTTCCGTGCTGTCCAGGTAGAAGTTCGTGCCGGCTGCGCCGTCACCGACGCACACATACACGTTTCCGGTCGTGCCGCCGCCGTCAAAAGCTGTCACCAACTCCATCCCGATCAGCTCCACCCTCTGCTTCGCCGTAACCGCCAGCGCCGGCAGCGTCTGCGGCGTCGCCGCATTCGTCTC